CCATACCTAAAAAGGTTCTTAGTACAGAATTTCTTGCGACTCCTGCTAGATATGTGGAATCTCGATTTTCCTGACTTACACTGTCTTTTAGTTGTTCTCTCTGAGGTGGTTTATATGAAAATTGTTCTAATATTATATGATCTTGACCTCCTTCAGTTCCCTCGCTTCCATATACAGCGTCATGTGGATATTTCAAAGAAACAAAACCAAGATCTTCAGCACCAAATGATTTTATAAATTTTTCATCATCTTTTCCAAAAATTTCTTCGATAGCAACATCGACAGGATCGTAAGTAACTTCTCCTTCTTTCAAAACTTGATCAGTTCTGATACCGACTTCATCTGCATATTCCGTAAATGCACTCACACCAATAGCAACATTTGCACTTGCGGTGGTTCCAAATCCAACTTGTGTAAGGTCTTTGTTTTCTATAAGTGTTTCAAAAGTGTATCCATCTTTTAAGAAACCCTCATGAGTAAGATCTTTATTAGCAATTTCTTCATATCTATCTGCAACCCATTCTGCCCCATTTGCTCTCAATTGCTCTACTATTACTTTTTTATCTAAATTATAAGTATCAGCATACTGGTCTAATTGAAATAATTGAGTCAATATGGCAACTTTTGTATTAGGGTGAGTCCTAATTGCCTCATAAGCATTGATATTATATTCTCTGCCTGCTCCAGTCAATCCTTCACCTCTATATCTTCCAACCCCTGACCATTGAGGGTGCCAGATTTTTACATTCTTGAATCCGTAGTTGGTATCCATCAAACCAAAAGTCGGACTATTTGGATTAAGATCTATATATCCTACAAATAATTCTGCTTCTGCACCGATAGTTGCATCTACTATCGAAGTTACACCATCTTTTACAACCACTCTCTTAAAAGTATTCTCTAAGTTTGGTATCTCTGAATTTATACCATTTATAAATTCACCATTAAGATTAGTGTCGTGTACCGAATCAATTCTCTCAATATAAACTTGGAGTTTACCATCTGGCAATCCTATTACTTCACCACCATTATTTTGATCTATAAATTCTCTAAGAGTTTCTGCATTTAGAAGAAGGTCATAAGAACTCATTATGTCATCTGACATTACTGATACCTCGCTATATTAACTGGCATTTCAATACCACCTAGAACTCTTACAAATTCTGATAGTGATAAACTAAATGCTTTTTCCCAATCGGACATAGGAACTTCTGAAAAATTTGATCTTACGTAACCGTACAGGTATTTATGGTATCCCGTGATGACTGTTGGGTCGTTATCTTCATCAAGATATCTCATGATTGCCATCCTGTTTGATGGTTTGGTGTAATGAAGGTTAATACCGTAAAAAGCACCCGATTCTGTTGCTAGAACATAGCATAAAGGGTGTTTATCGTAGAAAGGGAGTGTGTCTTTATACTTTGCAGAGTATCTGAACAGTAAAAGTTTGCCCGGGCTGACGTTAGATGGTTGAGTGTTGAGTAGACTAGATGCCAAGTTCCTTCTCCGTGATTATTTGAAAATTCCATTTACGATCTTTGCAGAATGACTCTGCTGCTTGCCATTTTGCTTGGTTTTTAGCAAATTCATAGACCTCTGCAACATATTTCTTTGTTCTTCTTTTCTGTATAGTAGGACCTTTGACCTGTTTTTGTGGTTTGACTTCTATGAGTCTTTCTTCTATTTTACCAGTAGAACTCTTCATTTTGACATAAAAGTCTGGAAAATACCTATGATAGCGGTTGTCAATGGGTGATTTGTATGGTATTACTACTTCTTCACTCGACCATTTCAAAATATTCACATTACCATCACACCAACGCATGAATTTCAGTTCCCATAAAGAGCGATATATCACCTTTGTGGGATCACCTTTATACTTATTAGGGTTGGAAGGACGGAACTTCCCCTTATATGACATACATAGTATATACTGTCCATCTATTTAGATGCCTAAATCAAGAGTTTTTTCAAAAGATAGATTTTACTTGAGAACAGAAGAGTTGTATAATCTCGGTGGGTTCAATAATGCTGTACCTGCATTTAATAATCTTTATGATGTTTATATCAACTTCAATACTCAGGGTGGAAATCCTAACCTCATGCAATTCATAAAACAGCATGTGATATTACCTGCTAATGATGTAATCAATGAACCGGGAGATAACTTAGCATTATTCTGTTCAGAAGCGGTTTTACCGGGTTCACAGATTCAAACTGCCTCTATCAGTGGTTTGAGGCAAGGTGTAACACAAAATTATGCTGTATACAGAAGATATCCTGACTTCAATCTTACCTTCTATGCTCAAAAAGACTATTTCACACAAGAAGTATTCAATGCATGGTTAGAATATATCTCACCTATACAGGTTGAAGATCGTAATCATGGTAGTATTGATCGACAAAGAAGCAGAGATAATGCCTATAAAAAACTGAAGTATCCTAGATCATATAAATGTGAGATGGAAATTACAGCATTTAGTAATGATTTCCTAATGCCTGAGAGTAGATTGGAAGATTCGAGAGGAGTACAACAAAGAACACCCAACTATATCACATATTATATGAAGAATTGTTTTCCTGCTAGTATTATTGCTGCTCCTCTAGCATATGGAAAGGCAGAGTTAGTAAAAACTACCATCACCTTCAAGTATGACTACTTCACTATAGATAGGGGTGCAAGAAGTAGTGATGATTCTGCTTCACTGCAACAAAAGGCAAGAAAATTAATAAGTCCCTTTATGACTGCTATATAATATACTGAATTGAAAAATTATGCCATTACCAAAGGTTTCAACACCGGTATTTGAACTAGATTTGATTTCATCCAATAAAAAAGTAAAATTTCGCCCCTTTTTAGTGAAAGAGGAGAAATCTTTGCTTGTTGCATTAGAGAGTGGTGATGAAAAGACTATTCATAATACACTCAAGAGTGTACTGAAGTCTTGTATTCTCACTCGTGGTATCAAGGTGGATGAATTACCTAGTTTTGATTTGGAGTTTTTATTTTTAAATATTAGAGGTAAATCAGTCGGTGAAACTGTAGAATTGCTCGTAACATGTAGGGATGATGGGGAAACTCAAGTCCCGTTGACTATACAAATGTCGGATATAAAACTAAGTGTTCCTGATGAGCATAATCAGACTATTGATTTAGGAAACAACCTATTCCTAAAACTAAAGTATCCTTCATTACAACAATTTGTGGAGAATAACTTTATTGTTTCTGAATTGAAAAACACAGATTTAGTTGAGAAAACATTTGATAGTGTCGCTGATTGTATAGAGCAAGTTTATAATGAAGAAGAAGCGTGGTCTGCAAGTGAATGCACGAAAAAAGAGTTATTAGACTTTGTTGGGCAACTAAGTTCAAGTCAATTTCAAAAAATTGAAGAATTTTTTACCACAATGCCTAAGTTATCATATAAAACCACAGTGAAAAATCCTAAAACTAAAAAAGATAATGAAGTTGTAATTGAGGGTTTATCAAATTTTTTCGCGTAATGATGTATCATGAGTCTCTATCATCATACATGGAAAATATGTTTGCTCTGGTTCAATTCCATTCATGGAGTATATCAGAGGTAGAGAATATGATACCGTGGGAAAAACAAACCTACATTGAAATGCTTCATAATTATGTTGAAAAGAAAAATTTAGAAGCACAGCAAGCAAAGAATGGCTGAATCAAACCAAAAATTAGTAATGCAGGGAGGGATGATGCTCCCTGAAAATTTGGTGCGTTCTAATACCCCTATGATACCATCAAGGGAAAATAAGCAGAAAAATGAAGTAATAACAAAAGATCCAACTTTTTCTGGGGTAGTTCCTTTGTCACGTAGGATGGCAACTGCATTTGATAAATTGCAAGAAAAGGTTGATGTTGATAAAGGATTGCAGAAGAGAGATACCGTAGCACTTGGTAAACTCCTATTAGAGATTGAATTAGTAAATAACAATCTAAAAAATATAGCAAATGAAGTTCTAAAGTCGAATAAAAAAGTAACGGAATTAGCAGAAAAAGAAGAAGAGATACTGGAGGAAGAAGGTAAGAAACTAACAGGATTAGCAGCGAGTTTTCAGAATCTAAGACGTCAATTTGGAGCATTTGCCGGTTTAGTCTCAGCAAAAGAATTTCTTGAGGGAGATACTGCATCAGGATTAGAGAATGCAGGCATTGCAATAACAGCATTCTTACCTGAGATTATAAAGGTCGTCAGCACTGTAGTGATGGCGAGAATGTTGCTAGGTGGTCGTGGAGGAGGTGCTGGTGTTGCAACTATGGGTAAAGGTAATTTATTATCTCAATTATTAGTTGGTGGTGGACTACTTACTACAGGAGCAATCCTAGGTTCTCAAGGAGATTCTGACCAGAGAAGATTTGAATTACAGAAAAGGCAATTTTTACCTAACTTGCTCACAAAGAATGATGTAGGTAGATTTAGAGCAACCACTACAAGATTTGATAATATATTAGATGGGACGAATAGACCTGTTATAAAAAATAACTTCCCAAATCAAATATCGGACGATGTTGAAATGCCTGCAGGTCCAATGGAAATTGCAGGTAATGTCTTTGAAAATGTAAAAGAAAGGTTCTTTAAAGACGATAAAGAAGAAAACGATGAAGTCATTGAAGAAACCAGTGAAAAAGTTGATAAAAACTTAATATCTGCATTACCTACAGATAATAAAACTCTTTTTGAAGAATCGGATATGTTGTTAGGAAGTGCACTTGATTTTGATCTTGGGAATATGTCAGGACTCACCAATATATTTACGGGCGGAGAAGATGATGAAGTGGGGGATATGAATAACGATATAGCATTCAATCCCGGAACTTCTCCGGGAAGTAGTTTTATTCATGTTAATCCAGAATATGAGAATATTATAAAAATACCATTTGCATTGCAATATGGTGGTTTCTCATCAATGGCAGGGTAGATGGACATTTCATTACTACTAAAAAATCAACAGATTGGTCTTAGGACTAGCAGTGCATTACTAAAGAATGCCATAGGTCAATCCATAGCGGTTAATGTTTTTTCTAAAACTAATCTATTAGAAAAAAAGAAGGAAGCATCAAAGAAAAGAATTAGAACTCTTGCTAATATACAGAGCAACTTAGTACAAGAGAAGAGAACTGATAGATTAGTTGATAATATTGCTTCAGGTGCAGGATTACTTAGTTTAGGTATTGGTGGTGGGAGAGGAAGTAATATAACTCCAAAAAATAATATTGTATCTACAAGAGGACTTAGAACTAAACCCGGAAGATTTAGTGGATTATCCAGATTCAAAAATATTAGAGGTATAAGTAGAGGTAACGTTATTCTTAACACTGCATTTGCAGGACTTGATTTCAAGAATAGAAAATCGTTAGGTCAAACAAATACACAAGCATTAGCAGGTGCAGGTGGTGGTGCAGTTGGTGGTATTGCCGGTGCTGCAATAGGTCAAGCATTGATACCAATTCCTGTTATTGGTGCTCTTATAGGTGGTTTCATAGGTGCTAACCTAGGTTCTGGTGTCGCTGATCGTATGACTGGAGTTACATCAGCAGATTTTAGAAGAAGAGAAGAAGAGAAACAAACTAATCTGAGAGAAAATGCAAGAACAGAATTTACAGAGGGATTAGATAGATTTGATAGTGCTTTAGATAAGTTCGGTAGATATAATGAAGAAACAGATCTCTTTGTTCTAGCAGCAACAGGTAGAGATAAGGATGGTAAACTCATTAGAACACCTACTGGTGGTGGTGGAGTTGGTCAAGCATTTGTTAATGAAGCATATAGAAGAGGTATCGCTGTAGGTGTATCAGGATTAGTCGTTACTATTGCAGGAACTGCTGTTGTAGTCAAGGGTCTACCACTTGCTATCGGATTGGGTAAAAAACTTCTCATGCCAATGGTGACGAAAATTGGAAAGACGAAATTATTTCAAAATGTATTGAAATTTTTCAAAAGAAATGCAGATCCAACTAAAAGATTAAAAGAGCAACTTATCAAGAAAAGACTATTAGAACAGACTGAAAAGGAAAGGTTGATTGAAAAGATACTAAAAAACTTCAAAACTAAGGAATTTGAGGAAAGTATAAAATTAGGAGAGGAATTTTCAAAGCGAGTTGACACAATAACTAAAGGATTGAAGGAAGGATCTGGTATAAAAAAGGAATTTTCTTCAAGAATCGGTGATAAAGTGAAGATAAAAAACTTCCTAGATGATTTGTTAGACAAGGAAGGTATTACAAATATAATCAAAAAAGGACCAAAAAGGACAATAGATAAGAATCTGAGATCGGATGCGAGTATTATCGATGGTGGAAGTGGTAATGATATCGCATTCAATAGAGAAGATTCTCCTTACACTAGCACACTAAATAACATACGTGCTTTTAATCAGATGACGGTATAATGGCGAAGACAGGATATTATTCAAAAGGTGCTGAGATAAAGGTTTTTAATGTTAAAAGTCCTGATGGTTCAGTCACACATGACATGAAGACTCTTTTAGGACCAATACAGATATATGAGGATCTAACTGATGCTTCACTTCATGTGAACATAACTATACTTGATACCTTCGGTAAAAAGGAACATGTACCAATAAGAAGTGGTTCTGAGGTTCAACTTCTCATTGAATCTCCTTCAGGTGATATTGATTTTACTGATTATCCATTATACATCAGTAATATAGTAGCAAGTGGAAGCACAGAGAAAAAGGATGTTTATACTTTAGAACTTGAAACTGTAGGAATGTTCAATAATAATTTGACTAGATTATACCAGAAATATAATGGTAAAGCAGATGTTCTTATCGCTGAGTTTCTAAAACAGTTAGGTGTTCCTGATTCTTGGATCGTAAAACTTGAGAAACCAAAATACCCAATACAATTCATGGGTAATTATAAAAGGATTCTACAAACATGTATAAGGTTAGCGACACGATCATTACCTGAGATAGAAGGAGGTACTGGTACAGACACTCCTAATGAGGGTAGTGGTGGATTCTTCTTTTGGGAGTCTATAAAGGGGTATGTGTTTAGAAGTATAGATAATCTCTTCAAAGAAGCAAAAGAATTGAGAAAATCTGGGAAGGTTGTAAAATATTTTCAGTCATCAACTATGGATGCATTAGACATGAGAAATAATTTTAGAATTGTTTCTCAACCAATATGGTCTAGTAACCACAATTTACTTGAAAAATTGATGAATGGACAATATGCATCATATAATACCTTTGTAGACATGCTTGGGTCTGTTCATACTATTCCTATAAGAGATACAAAGGCATCACAACAATTTCAACCAACATATGCTGAAGATGGTGCTGTGTTAGCAAATGAGGTCACTCATAATCCAGAACAATTCCTGAAGGAGTCCAGAATAACCTTGTCAGTTATTGATTCCCGTACATTTGATGACGGAGAGAAATTTGATCCTGAAAGCACTGGCAAAACTAACCAAGAACATGTATTATATAAGAGTAGGATTCAATCTCGTTATGCATCCTTATTCTCAGAAGTGCTCACTATCACTGTTCCTATGAACGTGGAGTTATCTGCAGGATCTGTCATAGAAGTTGAATTTCCTCGCCTAAATATAGATGAACCTAATAGTGGGCATGTAAATCCTGCTTCAGGTTTCTATATGATCAAATCACTGTCTCATCAACTACTTGCAAAAGGTGATTTCACCGGACTCAAATTAGTTAGAGACTCTTACTCGGAACTATCATGAAAACTATCGAAGATCACATAGCACACGACAAAGAGGTCATCGAAGACCCTATCGCAAGTCCTGCTGCTAGAAGGCATGCAAAGGCAGATTTGCATGAATTAGAAGAATACATGGATCATCATAAAGAAGAAATAGAAGCAGGAGATCATCATGATCCTAATGCACTTGAACTATTCTGTGATATGCATCCTGATGAACCTGAATGCCTCATTTATGATGATTAAATGGCGAATCCATTTTTAGAGTATGTTGGTTCAGATTTTGCCGGTGAAGACGGACTCAAACATTTTTGGGGTCACGTCACAACTGATGCAGCCTGGAGAGAACATCACAAAGAATATGGATATAGGGTAAAGGTTAGAATCATAGGAAAGCACCCTGCGGAGGGCGATGAGTCAGAGGGAGGAGTTCCTGACAAGGATTTGCCTTGGGCAATCGTTAGTATGAATCCTGTTTTTGGATCTGGTAAAGATCATGCAGGAACGTCTATGAATCTCCGTGGGGGTGAGTTGGTGTGGGGTTATTACGCTGATGAAGACCAACAAGTTCCAGTAATTCTTAGTGCTCACTATACTGGATTTAATACTATAAATGATGTAAATTACCTTGCAAGTGCTGATCTTTCATATAAGTTTGTACAACCATATTCAAATCCTAATCTTATATGGTCTCTTGCCAATCAAACTATAGATGGCGTTGATCCGGGATCTACTAATGGTTTATTCAACGAAAATAATCAATTTAATGATAAAGATACAAAACAGGTAAAAATTGATGAGCAACAGATAGTTGTAAGAAAACCAGAGAAATGTAAGGATGACAAATCCTTTGCGAGTCAAATCTCAAGATCTCTTGCATCTTTTATAGAAGTGGTAGAAGGACTAGAAGAGTTTCAAGAAACTTACATAGATCCTGTGATGGATGAGATGAGAGATGTTCAAAAACTCGTAGCAGATACAGCAGAAATAATAGCAGGAGCATATGCTCAAGTCATAAGACTAGCAAGGAAGTTCTTATTTGCCAAGATATATGACTTGGTTGAGGAACTCATGGGATTTCTACAACTTGATAGTTTATTGAAGGACATTGCTGTCAAGAAAGCAGTGGATCAAATCTATTGTGTAATAGAGAATATTATAAAAGCACTACAAAAGGTTATAGAAGACTTCCTAATAGGATTGATAGGAAAGATTATACAAGCACCACTCTGTGCAGCAGAGCAGTTTTTAGGTGGGTTGAACACAAAAATGTTCAATGAAATTGAGTCAGCGATTGGTGATGCAATGGATTCCCTATCAGGAATTTTAGGACCAATAGGATCGTTTATGGGATATCTTGAAAAGGCAATGGGTTACGCTCAAGTTGCTATAAAATTACTATCATGCGAAGATCAAAACTGTGAACCAGAACCTTATGATTGGGCAATGAACTTTGGACCAACTAAGAAAACAAAACTCGATTTCAAGAAAACAATTGATATCTCTTCAAAATTCAATGCTGCAGGAATCGGTAAGTCTATTACAGATGGCATAGATAAATTCTTCGGATTAGATGACGATGACCTCGAAAATGCAGAAAAAGTTGCAGCGATTCTTGGTGATTGTCCAATACATAACAAAGTTTGTGGTCCACCGAAGATTGAAATATTTGGTGGTGGTGGAATAGGTGCAGCAGCAAATGCTGTTATCAATGAATTTGGTAGTATTGTGGGTGTAAATATGCAGTCACTTGGTGTAGGTTATACTCAGAAACCTTATGTTAGTATAATAGACAATTGTGAAGGTAGAGGAGCAGAGGGTGAAGCAATAGTGAAAGACGGTCAAGTCGTCAATATTATAATAAGAAGAGGTGGTGGAGGATATCAAACTCCCCCAGATGTAACTGATAGTGAGGGTGTAAATGTTGTTGGTGAGATTGAAGATGTAGAAATTGTAAGGACAGGTAGAAACTATAGAGAAGGTGATCTTATTGTGAGTGAATGTGGATCATTCAAACCAATATTAGATGGTATTGGTAGAATAGTTGGTGCAAAAGTCGTCAGTGTTCATAAAGGTTGTAAAGTCATTCCAGATCTAACAATAAATACAGAAACTGGTCATGGAGCATTGGTGAGACCTATTATGAGATACAACAAATTTGATGGTGTTGTCATTCCTGATGGTGCTATGAAGGTAATTGATTGTGTTGCAGCATACTAATGAGTAAAAATACAGAAGCACTCATAATTAATACACCGGAAGACGGTTTTCTTCGTATTGGTAACACTACCGAAGATAGAAAACTGAGACCCGATCAGGTGCAATTAGGTGCCGGTTGTGGATCTAGTCTGAGAATTTTTGAGGATGGTGGATGGGAACTAAGATCCACAGAAAATAAAAAAGGTTGTAATATCATAGCAAGAGGAGAAGGTGGGTTACACATCTATTCAGATGGTGATGTTAATATAGAAGCAAAAGGTGACTTCAATGTGTCTGCAAAAAATATTACAATGGAAACTACTGCTGCTGATGGTGATTTTACAGTCTTCTGTAAAAGAGATATAATGCTTGATGCAGACAATAACTTCAAAGCACTTGGAACAAAGTGTGTTATTACAGCATCAGATACTCTAGTATCACACTCAAAGGGATGGAATGTCGTTGCTGGTAATCCAGTGTATGTGTATGAGAAGAAGACCAAACTTATACCAACTAGCACACAGGATATCTTGAATTCATTATTTGAACAATTCTTATTAAATTAGTATGGAATCACCAGAAGTATCAACGGGTAAACTCTATATCGGTCCAAGCATACCGGTAAAACTTGACCTATCAGCATTTACTCTCAATTCAAAACTTCCGTTCAATGGAACACTAGCATGTGTGGGTCCTGCCTTCTTTGGTGCAGTTCCACCAACAGGTTTTGCAAGAGCAATGTGTCAGATGGGTCCGGGAATACCACCATTTGTATCAGCAGTTCCGGGTCTGACTCTTGAAGTGACAGGTGGAACACACCTGATGGGATATCTGAATGCTTTTGGATTGAACTCAATGATTGGTGTGACTAATAATATTGGTGTTCATAATGGTATAGGACTCAAGAATATGCTTGGGTTTCATAATAGGGTAGGAAAGCAGACAGCAGTTGGTGGAGAAACATCAGCAGAACCCAATAAGTTCTGTGCAGCACCAACGATGACTCTTACATCTATAAATGGCACACTCAGAGGTAGTTGGAATCATAATGGCGTACCACTGACTCTCCTGCATGCTCATTCAGATAGAAGTCTAAAGAAGAATATACAACCTATAATATCACCTCTATCCAAAGTTCTACAACTTCAGGGTGTTACGTTTGAATGGGATCATAAGACTTTGGCAAAGAATAGACCGGGAACAAATATGGGATTGATTGCTCAAGATACTGAAAAAGTAGTTCCAGAAGTGGTCATAAATACTCGTATCGATACCGATGGTGAAAATCGTGAAGTCAAAGGTATCATGTATGAAAACCTTACTGGTCTCTTGGTTGAGGCGATAAAGGAACAAAACAAGCGAATTGAACATCTAGAACAATGCATTGCTACACTACAAGCGGAAAAGTCCACACCGACGGAATCATAGAATTACCGGAAGATTGGCGGGGTAACATCAAACCAGAAACAATTGCTGTACAACTGACTGCAATAGGGACAGCTCAGGAATTGTTTGTAAAAGAAATTCAGTGGGGAGCGAAGGTTATAGTAAGAAACGGTGGAGGTGGTGCAATGAATGCATATTATACTGTAACTGCAGAACCAATCAAAGTTGAAGAGGCACCAAAACCAATCGTGCTGGATAATTTCAAACCAAAAAAGAAAAAGTTGACTGCATAGTCTATTGTGGTATAATATGTGAGTACCCGACTTTTATTATGATTGACGAATTTGTAGATCTCGTAGAGGTAAATGTCGCTGCGAGATCTTTTTCTTTGTTTGGTTCTAACGGATCCTCAAAGGTTATTGACAAACTATCAGTAAATCAGTTCATGGCAGTCCTAGAAGTGATTAGGGCAGCAGAAGATGATACGGAAATAATTTATGTATGAGCAAAATAAAATGCCCTGTATGCGGACATATCTGCAATAGCAGAATCGAATTTGGTTCGCATATAAGGCGTTGTCAAGCAATAACTGGAGATAGAAATTTCAAGTTCAATAGAAAAAAGAACTCAAAAAAGAAAAAGAAAAGATAACTATTCTCTTATAAACTGAGCAAGATCAGGGTCTTGTAGTGTCTGTACGATCAGATTAGCACTAGCAACATCAGCGTCTAACTCATGTTCTGTTTTACGATATCCATATTTTTGTAACTGATACTCTGATCTTGCTTCCTTGATTTCATTTATTGGTGTTCTAACAGCATCTCGTGCTGTTTGTAGTGATGTGATCTCATTATTTTTTGCAGTGATACTACTTGCATATGATGTGCATGGTGCTCCTGATCCTGACAAAGCAAAAAATGTTCCAATGCTAACAGTTATTATACCAGTATAAGTTGCAACCCCAACATTTGATGTGGTCATTGCAAAATTACTTTCGTTGAATGGATCTTCACCAACATAATTGGTGTTAGTGTAATCATAATTATATAATTGAACTACATCCCTTCTTACATCTATAACTGCTGTAGCATCAGATACGTATGTTGAACATCCTACTTGTTCGGCACCGGTATACAAGTTGAATAATTCTGTTTGTGCGTCACTAACAGGAGTATTGAGTGTTAATATACGATCGTCTAAACCTTTAGTAATGGGATCGAATCTGTTTATAACTTCTTCTAGATTTTCTATTTTAGCAAGAAGGTTATCTTCTGAATCTTTTATTTCAAAACCCTCTTGGGTTTTTTGTACTTCAGTTTTATCTTTCGCTGCTTTCTTTGCCTTCTCTTGAAAGGTCACTATTAGTTTTTCGGTTTCAGGACCAGATGCCATAGTATAAATAGGTTGAAGGAGATAGTGTCAGTATTTATAGGTATGCCGTTAAG